TCCTTTTAAATTACTTAAAAATCCTGTATATGTGTAAATTCCAACCTTCATATTAGATAATTCTTTAAATTTCTTAATAAATCTTTCTGCATAATCTATTAATCCATTAAAATTAGTTTCTATATCTAACATAGGAATAAGATCATTGGATTTATTCTTAATAGCATTATAAAAATTAGTTGCTTGCGTTTCTGGAGCACTTGTACCAACTAAGAAATGATAAAATCCTATTTTTAATCCTACAGAATGTGCATTACTATAGTTAGCATCTAAATATCCATCTTTAAATGTAGTACCTTCTGTAGCCTTTATATAAACACACTCTACACCACTATTTTTTACTTTATTAAAGTTTATACTTCCATTATTATTACTTACATCTATTCCTTTAAATATCTTTTTTTCTATCCATGCTCCAGAACTATCAAAAGAATAGTACTTTCCATCTATAAGAATAGTTGCAGAGCTATACATATACCCTTGGTCTAAGTCTAAGTAATACCATTTACTATTAGAATCTTGGAACCAGCCTGTTAGCATAGCTCCATCTTTTTCTAGTCTATACCATTTGCCTTTATCTTTAATCCAGCAATTAGAAAGCATTTTACAAGTATCTTTTTCTAAGTAATACCACTTTTTACTTGTAGGAGATTGAATCCACTCACCATCTAAAGCATAACCTTCTTTGTTGAAGTAGTAGTATTCTCCTTTTATTTGCTTCCATTCCTCTTTACAATATGTTTTTCCATCTGTAGAGAACCACCAGCCTTTATTGTCTTTATTCCATCCAACTTTATACTTTTTCTTTTCAGGCTCTTTTATTTGCTTTTTATCTTCTAATGCCCAAAGCTCTTTTATAATACTAGAATTAATATCTAAATAATATTTTCCTTTATCTCCATTATAATCTCCCCAGCTATTTATAAGAATAAGTGTATCTTCTTTATATCCTATACAAAACATAGAATGTCCACCCTTTTACTTCCTGTAGGCTCTGCTGGTATAACTCCTTTATTAGTGTTTGCAGTATAAAAATTTTCGTAGATATTAACACTTACTAATATTGGTTTTTTATATTTAACTAAATATTCTTTAATATTTTCTGTCTCTAATTTAATGTAAGCCAAAGATTTGTGATCATCTGCCTCATCTATTAATTTGATTTTATCGTACTTATCTAACGTTTCTAATATATCTGGGTACTCCTGGTTTATTGGAAAAGAATATTTATAACAATCTCCATATTTAACAAGGTTTTTTAATGCTTCTCTTACAACCATTCCTGTACCTTGCCAATCATCTTCTTGTCTATTTGCATACAAAAAACCTACAGAATACATATTATTTATGCTTACACCATCTATATAAGACTTCATACAGCTTAATGCATGTGCTACGCATGAACCTATAAGTCCTTGATTAAGTATTGGATAATCATAATCTAATATAAATTCTTTGGGAATATCAACTTTATCTCCACTACATGAAATCATTGAATAGTCATAGTCTCTTAAATCTACTGGTGACTCTATTGCACCTAATACAAATTTATTTTCCATAAACAACTCCTCCTTAAATATAAAAAAATAAGCAGCCATTAAGACTGCTCTAAATTACTTTTAAATTAAACTGTTACTTGATTTTTTAATGTTCCTAAAGCCACCTCTATTTGTGCTTCTATATAACCACTTAAATCCTTTATTTCTAAGTTAATTAAATCCTGTGACTCTTTAGATAGCTGATTTAATACATTTTCCTTTACGGATTCAGCTATCTTCTGTAATTCCTCTTTCTTAATATCTCCATCCTCTGTTTTTTCCTTAATCTCTTTTACTAATGTTTGTTCCATTTTTACAACATTCTTAGTTACTAAGTCATTAGCTCTATCTATAGCTGAATTTATTAATAACTTTTGATTTTCATCTTTAACTTTATCTGTTTCTGCTTTGACCTTCTCTGTAAGCTTTTTAGTATAAAGTGTTACATAACCAGCTATTACACTTATAGCTCCACATGCAATAATAACAAATAATTCTGTTAAACTTTCTTTAATCATTTCCATTTTACATACCTTCTCTCTTATTATTTTCTTCAAGATCATCAATTCTGTTATTAGCAACCTTTTGTTTTTCTTCTATAACAGACAAATCTTTTTCAAGTTTATATGTTCTTTCCACTACATTGTTATGTTTATCTAGTTTCTGTTCAATGTAGTTTAATTTAGTTTTAATTATTCCTGCAGATACTCCAAAAGTAACTCCATAAATTATCATCTGAATCCAAAACTCTGTTGTCATATTTCACCTCCATTTCTCCAAGCGCTTGGAAATTTTAGATATATAAAAAAGTAAAGTATAAAGACTTTAAAAGTCTCAATTCATTACTTATCTTGTTTATAGTTAATAATTTGTGATTATTAATTCATTGTATTTTCCTCCTGCTTTCGCTTCTTTTGATACTGAATAATTAACTTGTACTTCTTTTAAGTTAAAATCCTTATACCATTCCCTGACTTTTTCATGATCATTTATTGTTAATAAAAACTTCCCTTTTAAATTACTAAGCTTATCTCTTAATAATAGTTGTTCATTTTCTCCAAATGTATTACCATATCCTGTTGTTTCAAAATATGGAGGATCACAAAAGAAAAAGCTATATTTTCTATCATACTTATCAATAATCTTTTCAAAGGACAGATTTTCAACATAAGTATTTCGCAATCTTTCTTTAAGTTCTCCTAATGCATTTTTATAAAAAATTTGTTGTGATGGTTTTGTACTTGTTCCATATCCATATACTCCACCTAGACCAGCAAAACTTTGTGTTATTAAATATAAAAACCTAACAGCTCTATGTATTTCTGTTAGGTATTCAATAGTACAGTTCTTATATTCTTCAAAAACATCTCTTCCTGAAAACTCATACTCTAATTGTCTTTCGATTTCTGGTGAATGGTATTTTATCATTTTAAACAAATTAATAAGCTCTTTATCTATGTCATTTATCACTTCTACTTTGCTAGGTTCTTTTCCAAAGTACACCCAACCTGCTCC